GTCGCAAGACGGAAAAGGCAGACTGGTCTGGCATGCCCTCAGAAACCGCATCAGATGCGGGATCGAGGGCCTTGACAAGCCATCCACGAGCGGGGCCGGTGATACCGTAGCGTTCAAGACGTTTATTGACTTCGGTAAGCATGAAGGAAATGGTAACTCTAGGTTTTCTAGGTGCCCGGATCACCGCGGGATCAATAGTCAAATGGATCATTCCGATCGCCAATGTCAGAACAATCGTAAGCAACGATTTTATCTAACACCGGGTGGTGAACCAGACAAGGTTGATCAGGAATTGTGGCAAACCAAAGGTCACAATCAATGACCTCTGATTCCAACAAATCGTAGCGGCAGGCAATAGCTCGCACAATCTGGCCATAGTCAACAGGTCCATCTGTGGCAAATCCCATATAAAATTGCGACTCAACGCGGCAAGTCTTAGGGACTGCCAACAACGAACGCAAAATAGGGAAATTAGACACCACGGACAGGCCACGAGCAATGCTATACCTCCGTTCAGCCAGTTTCTTTGCTGAGGGTGGTGACACAGTCCACCATAACCGGGCCAATAAACGACCAAGTTTTGGGACAAACCACAACACACCATCAACGCGGAGGAACATGCTAGAACAGAAGCTAACAGAGAGACATGACGCAAACACACGAGCCTCCGGTACAATACCATATTTAGCCTCTTCATGCATAATTGAAGCGCAATCACAAACATCATACATGCAAACGATGAGATCATCACCCATGGCCAACAACGAGGCACGGATACCCAATGAATTAAACGCAGAGGCAGCAATGGCCAAATTGATGATGGTATTACCCAAAGTCGTATCATTATGGCCAGACTTGACAGTACCAACCAATTTATACGACATGAAACCACCACGAGTCTTGGCTTTGCCACGAACATCGATGCAAGCCGACATAAAATCGGCCAACTCAACGTCAAAATGCGCATAAATCCAGATCCGCAAATCAGAATGGATGCGTTGCATCGTTGCATCCCACGACTTACCGTCCCTTTCATAAAAAGAGACGGCGCCGCGGTCTAAGCAACGTTGCATCCACTCAGCCACTTGCGAACCAGAC